GCCTGAAGATATTGCCGCTGACCGTGGTGAATACCGTTATTTTGTAGAAAATAACGAGGTCCATTACACTGTTGTCGGCGGTCGCACTTTGGTTCACAAAGTGCGTAAATATGATAATGAATACGTTGATATACCCCTCGCTAGCGAACATTATTTGTTTGGCCCTATGGGCTCTGTGCGTTATCAATGTAAAATGCGCAGAACTAGTGAGGATCGGGCTTTAATACTTTTAAATCCTGTTTGCTACTTACCACCAGTGAAGGAATTTTGGGCTCGTTATGGATTTGGTGCGAACTCACATTTTCCGTGGACTTTTTATGATTATGGAAGTCCTCCTGCCATGGAGGTGACGCGTGGAAGCGATAATTATGTCACCTTGGGGCTGGATGGAGCTTATGCTAGTGCAAGGCTCCCACTGGTTAAGTATGGATCATTACAAGCATTCTGTGCTGCAGCGAAGACGCCTGTTGCGACTGAGACTATTATCAGCCACACCGCGTTAGATCGTTCTGCAGCGACAGTTGTCCGGGCTTTCTTCCATGCCTCCGGACGAGTCCATACGCGAACTGTTGTTCCTATGGAATTTGCTATGATTTCATACCAGTATGGCCTATTTGAGCCAGATGCACGGGTGCCAATGCGCCCATTTATGACACCGCTTATCAACGGTGGTTTCGTTGCCGCTCGTACTCGTGGCAACGATGAACAGTGCATTCTGGGACGGGTCATTACTCCTGGTAGAGCCGCTAGTAAACAGGTCCCCCTTAAGTACTATGATCTCGTTGAAGAATTTTGTGATTACTTTGTTTGTGAACAATTGATTCCTTGTGAATTTGAGGAAATTAGTGAGTGTCAACCAAGTCGAACGCAGCAGCATTTGTTGCGGCGTGCTGATGATGGTGACACCTGTGAGATTGTCGTTTGTTTTCAGAAACCTGAAGCATATATGGCAGTTAATGATCCTAGAAACATAAATCAGTTGCCCCCAACAGACAAAGTGCGATCTGCAAAGTACGCTTATCCTTTTATGCGATATATGAAAAAGTTTCCGTGGTATGCCTTTGGTCATCCCCCTGCAGAAGTTGCTGCAAGAGTTGCCAACATCTGCATCGATGCCGAGGATGTCGCGGAAACAGATTACAGTCGATGGGACGGATCACGTTCCATGTTTCTTTTCTTCATGTGTACCGAATTAATTCGGCGTTGTTACCGACAATATGGTGACCGTGAAGAGATAGAGACCGTGTGTAATAAGGAAACTAATCGGAAATGCACCACGGAATTCCGAGTGAGATTTAAAAGTGGCTGGATGGTACTTTCGGGGTCCATGTGGACTTCCCCCCTTAACACCGTTTGCAACATCTTCATTTTATATTGCTGCTATCGAACATATATGAGCCATGAGGAAGCTCTTCGAGCCATTGAAGAGTATTCTCTTGCGGGTGGAGACGATGGTCTCGCACGCATATCGGCTGAGTTGTTGGCGCAAGTTTGTGAGGACCTTCATGTTTACATTGATATAATTAAACGTGAACGGGACAAACATGTTGTGACGTTTTTGTCACGATACTTCACAATAGATGTTTGGAATGGTGACATAAATTCACATTGTGACCTTCTGAGACAATTACAAAAGTTGCATCTTACAACCAACTGTGAGCCAAATTTACAACTTGGGGC